GGTATATAATGGCTAATCTTATTAAAGCAGATTGTGGTTTCGACCCGAATGCTCAGAAGATGGTATATGAAGTAGACCCTGAAGATATGAAGGTTGAAGAAGGCTACGATCTTAAAGGTGTCACTAATATGCATGTAAACCTTGCTGCTGAAACAGCTGACCTTGAAATTAAAGATTTCAACAATATGGTTAGTGGTAAGATGTATACAATCGTAGCAGCAAATGCAGCTCAGAAGCAGCTTGAGGTTAAACTTCCTGCCAACACCACGTTGTACAATGGAACCATTACAAAGGCTAACGGTATGACTCTGGTTTACAGATTCTTCACTGACGGTATTTCTATTTATTGCCATCGTGGCGTTTATGCCTAAAAGGTGGTGAACGTATGGCAAAGGCATATTACGGTTCTAAAATTTCCGATAATATGACCAAAACTCCTGAAGGATTTCTTATATGTCACAATGTTCCAATTGGTCGAACAGGTGAATATAAGTATCTATCATGTGAAATAGGTCAAGATGGAAACAATGTTGTTTCGGTATATAGAACCGATGATGAACTATTTGATCAGAGAACCATTGCTTCGTTTGAAGGGAAGGCGTTCACAGATAATCACCCAAATGAAGATGTGACTTCAGATAATTGGAGCATGTACTCAAAAGGTGAGATTTCAAATGTCAGAAGAGGCAAAGGTGAATTTAATGATTGTCTCGTAGCTGACATTTTGGTTAGAGACCCGGTTACAATCAATGAAATTGAATCCGGTGTAAAAAGAGAAGTTTCAAGTGGTTATGATTGTGAATATGTTACTAAGGATGGAAAAACATTCCAACGTAACATTATCGGTAATCATGTATCACTAGTAAACGCAGGCAGAGCAGGACACAAAGTTGCTATTCGTGATTCTGAGATGCCTGCTTTTTCTGTTAGTAAAAGGAATAAGCTTAATAAAGCTATTCTGAATTTGCTATAAATTAAGGAGGAATAAAATGACAACCAAAGATGCAATTAAGAATTTCCTTCTGAAGCTTAAGTCAATGGATGAATCCACCGTTTCCGAAGAGGTTGTTGATGCTGCTTGCGAAATGGTGGAGGAAGTTGCTAAAGCTGAGGACGAGGAAATTAAAGAGACTGAAGTTGAAGAGACTGAGACCAAAGATGAGTGCAAGGACGAGGACCTCGAAGAGAAGATCGAGAAAAAGGTTTCCGATGCTCTGAACCGTGCACTTGCTGCTTATGGCATTAAGGACACTTCAACAAAGGCTCTGGATGAGCTGGAAGCTGAACTCGAGAAGGAAGAGGAAAAGGACGAAGACCCCAGTTCTGAGGAGTCCGTTACTATCGATCCCGAGAAGATTGAAGCTAAGGATTCTGCTGAAGATGTTAAAAAGGCTATTCGTGATATGAAGCCTGTCCTCGCTGCCATTGAGGACCCCATTGCTCGTAAGAAGGCGACTGATGCATTTGTGAAGATGGCTCGTATGAATATGACAACCACTTCTACTTATGCCGATATTCAGTCTGCTATTGGTAACAATGGCAAGAAGGCTAATGATGCTAAGCCCATTGTTACGGACGCTGACTATGACCATGGTATGGATATTGCTAAGCGTTTTAATCCGCACTATATGAAGGAGGGTAAATAATATGCCGGGTAAAGTAATTGGTATTAAGATGAATACTGGCTATGTTGGTACCGTTTCAGCTTCTGCTGATGCTATCATTCAGGGCCGTATTGCTAAGAAGCTCATTAAGTTTGGTGAGCCTGTTGTTCTGGTAGCAGCCGAGAATAAGTATCTTGGTGTTGCTGATAGCATTGCTGCTAGTACTACTTTCGCAGCTGCTCAGTTCGCTGGTATCGCTGTTCGTGAGGTTGTTCAGGCTAACGTGTATGATCCTCAGGAAACTCCTGGTTATGCTGCTAATTCTGTTGTTGATGTTCTGACTCGTGGTCAGTGCACAGTACTTTGCCAGAGAGGTACACCTACTGCTGGTGGTACAGTTTATGTTCGTACTGTTGCCAATGATACATATCCTACAGCTGTTGTTGGTGGCTTTGAGGCTACTGATGATACTGGTAAGGTAGTTGCTCTGACAAATGTTCAGTGGACTACTGGCAACATGAATGCAGACAAGGTTGCTGAGGTAACCGTTCTGACCCGTAATAAGGCGTAAGGAGGTATATAGATGATTACTAGAGACTTTTCTTCTACCGGTATCGCCTTTGGCGGTGCAGATAAGATGTCAGTTCTGAGCGATAGCTCTCTTGGCAATGGCATGGGTACTGCTATGGCTACCCGTGATGCTGCTGGTATTGCTCAGGGTATGGCTTTCCTGGAGGGTGAACTCGAAAAGAGAGACCCTAAGATTCGTGAGCCCCTCACTTCAGTAACTTGGCAGCGAGATATTGTTGCTAAGACCGGTGGCGGCTGGGTTGATTTCACTTCTACTTACAATGTAGATTATGCTACAACCGGCGCTAATAAGTCCGGTCTGATTGCTGGTCAGACAGATAACATTCCTCTGATGCAGGCTAACGTCAATAAGGACATCTTCAAGGTGTTCAGCTGGGCGCAGGCCATGAAGATTCCCTTTGTTGATAACCAGAAGCTGCAGACCATTGGCCGTTCTCTGGACACTCTGCTGGATAAAGGTATTCGCCTGAACTACAATAAGTCCATTGATGAGTTGGTTTACAAGGGCATCGATACTGTTGGCGTTACTGGTATTATTAACGACCCCAACCTCGTTACTTCATATGTTGATAACAATGAGGCTGGTACTTCCCGCAAGTGGAAGGATAAGACCGTTGATGAAATCCTGTGGGATGTCAATAAGGCCATCACTGAGGCTTGGGAGGCTTCCGAGTATGATGAGAATGCTATTCCCAACCACATTCTGATCGCTCCTGAGGATTATGCTTACATCGTATCAACTCGTATCGGTACTTCTGGTGATGAGAACATCCTGAACTACCTGCTGAAGAACAACCTGGCGGTTAACCAGGGTAGAGACCTCTCTATTTATCCCTCACGTTGGTGCAAAGGTGCTGGCGTTGATGGTTCCAACCGTATGGTTGTTTACGTCAACAACGACGATTTCCTGTATTTCGATCTGCCCGTTCCTCTGACTCGTGTTATGACCCAGCCCGTTGCTCTGCAGTTTGCTTATATCACCATTTATGCTGCTCAGATGGGTCAGGCGAAGTTCCTGTATTGGCAGCCCGCTCGTTATTACGACGGTATCTAAACAAACTTATAAACAGAAAGGTTGATAAATATGTCTGAAGTCGCTATTATCGCAACCCGTAGATTTCAGTTTGGCGCTGGCCTTATGCGAGATGGTTCTTTCGATCGATTCGTAACTACTCCCAATGTAACAATGATGATGCCTGAGCGGTTTATGAACGACCCTTTGTTCATTAAGGCTCATGAGCTTGGCCTTCTGATGGTCGTCAGTAACGTAAGGTCAGCTCCTGTTACATCCGTTGCTCCCGCTAAGGTAGTTAATACCCCTAAGACCGAAGATGTCTCTGAGGATAATCCTGACGGTTCTGGTGAAGTGGATGAGCTTGCTAACATGTCAGTAGAAGAGCTACTCGAGAAGGCTGAAGAACTCGGTATTGATGTTCCGGATGGAATTGGTAAGAAGAAGCTTAAGAAGCTGATTCGAGAAGCTATGTAATTTGTAAATATAAAGGAGGCCCCACAATGGATTTTATTTCGATGCTTGGTTATAATAACTCAGCATATATTCAGGAGGTATTTACCACTGCTGGGGCCTCCAATGTATTTACAGAGGATAATCCTCCGTTTACGGCTTCTGATTTCTACAAAACATTTCCCAAGTTTCATGATTGTGATAACGGAGTAGAAATCCCCGACTACATTATTTCAATGTTTATTAACATCGCTGACCATTCAATTAAGGAACGCAGGTTCAAAACAATGTGGAAATATTGTATGTGCCTTTATGTAGCACATTTGGCTACACTTTACCTTCAGGTACAAAATGAAGTTCCTGGTTCCGCCGCACTTATTTCTTCGGCAATGCCGAGAGGAATAGCTGCAAGTAAATCTGTTGATGCTTTGAGTATATCATACGACTATCAAGGTGTATCAGAAGACCTCAAAGGTTATGGAACATTCAAATACACAGTTTATGGTCAGCAGCTTGCAACATATGCAAGAATGTACAGAGGAGCAGGGATGTGGGTTAATGGATGATATGGTAAAGTTTACTCAGAAAATGAGTAACGTTTACATAGCAAAAAAGGCATATGAATTCCTCGTGTCACATGATGTTCTGGTTGGTATTCCTCAGGAAACATCTACAAGGGAAGGCGAAGATGTGACAAATGCTGAATTGCTATTTATCCATACTAATGGTTCTCCCATTAGGAACATTCCTCCCAGGCCAGTTATTAAGCCGGCATTAAAGAATTCTGATAACGAAATAAAACGTTATCGATTAAAGGTATTAAAAACTGCTGTACAAGGCGATTTTCAAGGTTCACTTGAAGATATGGAACGTTTAGGTATGAAAGCTCAAAACGTTTGTAGAAAATGGTTCGTAAATCCTGAAAATGGATGGGCTCCAAACTCGCCGGCAACAATCGCTCGTAAAGGTAGTGATAGACCTTTGATTGATACTGGTGAACTTAGAAAATCAATAACTTATGTAGTAAGAAAGAGAGGAGCAGGAAGATGATTTATATCGGTGAACTTATTACTGACCCTGATTTTTCTCAGGTAATAACAGTTAAACGTAGAGTTGCCAATGTAGTAAATCATCGTTTTGTAGATACTCCTTCTGAATTTAAGTGTGCAGCAGTTATCACGATAAATAATCCGAAAACTCTAACAAATGACCCTCAATTCGAGAGGGATGAAGAAAGTATTAACGTATTCACTAATAAAGAGCTTTATACGACTGGTGAGTATAATAC